GCCACCTGGACAACCACCAACGAGATCGAAGTCCGCGTCAATGGACAACAGGCCTCAGTCTATCGCCACCCATCCCTCCGGGCTCCACACGCATATTCCACGCACAGCATCACCCACCGCGATTGGAATATCACAAACCACACACTATTCTATCCGCAGGGGGACGTGGACACCGACGCACACCCCGGCTACAAGCAGGGCACCCCAGCGGACGTGTGCTGGAACGACTTCAAGACGATCGCCACCAAACTGGCCATGCACCCGGCCGCAACCGATCGCGATCTCCGCAGCGGTCTCGTCGAGAACGACATCCAATCGTCCCACACGGCCATCGCGCTCGTCCGTCTCGCAGAAAAGCATACCGCTCAGCGCACGGAGTGGACACTCGGGTCCACAGCCGACCGGCTCGCGATGCTCGCACCCGGACGCAGTGCCTTCGTGACCGCTGCACTCGTCATCACCGCCTCCACTGGCGTCGGCGGTTTCATCATCGCAGCCGCGGCCATCCTCGGCGCCGCCTACACGGCATATCAGGTGTACTCCAACTACCTCGCCCACACAAGAGACACAACAGGATACGCTGCCACTTATCTCGCGAGTCGCGGCACCGTCATGGTCAATGCCACACCGCACTCCACCCCACGCGACACAATACTCGGAGCCACCCTCCAGAACATCGCACCGACGTGGTATACAGACAAGCGAATAACATTAAAACACGGACGGTCAACCAAAGCAATCGCGCAGAAAATGAACACAGTCGACAACGACCCAAACTACAATCTCTACACCGACATGTTGCTTAAAAACACTAACGCCACCGACATCATCTGGGCCAATCTGACCAACAACACCAAGGTCCTCAAAGCCGTTATTGATGTGAACAATATCGACTACGCCATAACCCATGCCACCACACACCCCGTCACAAAAGCGAAATGCGCGGTAATTACCGGACACACATTTGTCGACACAACAAACAACGAAATACTGGCCAGCTACGCGTGCAATCACGCTTCACCACTCGCCGGCATCGCTGCGATGTTGAACCGGCAACTGTCACCCACCGCCGAACCGAACGCCATTCGCTTACAACAGCTCACCGCCCTCGCCACCGAGACCTGGGATCGCTACGATTTCACAGCATACCGACCAGCACCCATCAACATGCACACATACATGCTGTCCCACCCTGACATCAGCCCGAACAAGAAGAAACTGTACCTCGAGTCCTGGGAATTATTCCTGGACTACTGCCTAAACGGGTCACGGGCTCGCTTCGATTACGCACACCCCAAAAACAGGCGCGTTTACGCACAATTTCCAAAGTCAGGCGAGGAAGGGCGCGTCTGGGCTTCGCCGAACGAGAGCCCCTCACAGATCAAGGCGAAGATGACGAATCGCCCCCGAAGTATTGGCTCGGTCAACTGGCAATACAACTTCCTCGCGCCGATCAACACGCTCCTGCTTGAAATGGCCAAATACGCCGACCCAGCCTTCATCTACCGGGCCCACGAGGAGGACTACCTGAGCATCGTCACGACCGACCCAGACTACACCATGGTATACGAGGACTTCAGCTCGTACGATTCGTCTGTTCCGCACGACTTTATGAAAGCTCGCGAGACGTATTGGTATGCCAAGATACGACCCATCCTCGCCCGAGAACCATGGTTCACCGACCACGCCGACCGCCTCCTCCGACACCTCTTCTACGACCGCGACCACATTCTCAATGTCACATACGCCAACACCATTCTCATGCAGGTCACCGTGCACGGCACAACTCCCTCCGGCGGATTTATAGAAACAACGTGGGGCAACACAATGTACAATGTCGCCATATCGCGCTTCATATACGCGCAACGGCATTGGACGGGACTAATCACCAATTCGCTCCACACCGTCATCATAGCAGGAGCCGGAGACGACTCTGCCAAACGCGTGCCGACCGCGCTACTCAACGAATACAAGGTCACTGCCACCGAGACATACGCTGCACTGGGTCTCACATGCAAGATTCGAAAGACTATGAGCGGACCAAGTGCACGACTCGATTTCTGCAGCAAGACGACATTTGCTGACTACTTCGGGAACCAAGTCCTTGTCCGCGACATACAGAAGACGTTCTCGAATTCACGGGTGTATTATGGGTCAAACAAAGACATGATCAAACAACCCCAACTGCACTCAAGAGCCGTGTACCTAAGTAATCACGCGTTCATGAACAAACTGAACCTCGCCGACACTTTACCGGGAAAACAAACCAGCCACGCCATCGATCAGAAAGCACAGCATATCGTCGCACACACCAAGGAGTACTTCTACCGCCACATCGCACAAAACGAATCCCCCTTCTACGGCGACGTCATCGGTGAAATTCAATGGTTCCTCTCGTGGAAATACGAGACCAATATAGCACGCGACGCCATCGAACGCCTCGTATACACCATGAAAGCAGCAACCACACCCACCACAATCGAAGTCGCAAACGCTAAGACCCTACTCGGACGGCCACAATACCACTTCGATGATAGCGATAACCGCGCATACACAACTGGCCGCCGATACGGACGCTCCTATATGGAATACACCTCGACTCGCGTCCAAGCCGACAGCGGGTTAGACACCAACACACTAAAGCAATCCGCACACACGGACCCGACGGGCACGCATACCATCAAATTTAATAACAATATGCCCTGGGGAATGTTCGGATCAGAAAAGAAGGTCGCCAAGAACGGCGACGACGAAAACAAGAATGCAAAAGCATTAAAAACCACAATACAGGACCATTTAGTCGCGGACCACAACGCCGGAATCAAGCACTACATACCCGGCAACATCCCGACGGCTTCCGCCTGCAAAAGAGAGCGATTCACTCTCAAAACATCCACCGCCGGAAACGCGTCCATCATAGTCGCAGTGTCACAGTTCAACAGCCCTACGAACTGGGTACGAACAGCCACACTGCCCACAGACACGGACATCGTCGGCGGTACACTCAGTGACAAACTCGCCGCTGGACCAATCAACGGATCCACCTTGGTCACCAAAAACTTTTACGTCAATGACATTTACTTAAAAGTGAACTACATTGGCAAGCTCCTGGATAGCTCTGGCGTCTTTTACGCATACATGACCCCGGATTTTGAGAGTTCAACCAACGCAACAACCTGGTACAACAAACCACACTCTCACATCCGCAAGGTCGACGCCAGCACCTTCATCATGCGCTGGAAGCCCGACGACTCCATGTCCGCTTCACACGGTGATCGAGTCATCGACGCGGGAATACAGATATACTTCTTCGCTACCGGCCTCCCCGTCGACACCACATGCCTCGAGTTCGAGCTCATCTCACATTTCGAATACGTGCCAGACGACGACTATCGCTTCCTCGTACCAACATCAAGCGAACGCCTCAGCCACGAAGTCCAGAACGCTCACAACTCGCTAAGACGCGTCGAAGGATTAGACAGCATGGCACACTCAGGAAAGCTCCTCGAAGGATTACAGAAAACACCACTCAACCGGTTCAACTCTCTAATCAAAGGACTAATATCACCGCAACAGTTCATCGCAGACGCGCTCAAGTCCAACACCGGACAGCGCATCATGAACACCGTCGAAACCATGGCCCCATCCATGAGCATACCGATACAGCTGTTGAAGCTATTCGCGCGCATGCCCACAGGGGATGGCAAACGACCCCAAAGCAACCTCCCTTCCGCACCACTCAAATTCCGCAGTGAGTACACAACTCAACAACGCGTACCAAACCGCAACAAGAAAGCACCACAAGCAATCCGACGCACCGGAAACAAGAAACCCAAATAAACAACCACACCGGCGCAGAACGTGCGCCACGAGCCTCAACAGTCAGTGTTGAGGTGCCCCCCCCACAGGGCTTAAATCA